AGCCAAACCTGCGGGAAAACAAAGAAATGCTGGACGCCGTTGATCGTTTTGCAAAAGAGCCTGACCGCCGCCGTCAAGTCAATCTTTGAGGCCAAGTCGAGCCCCAGCCACGATTCCTGTCCGTAGAAGTCGGACTCTTCCAAGGCCGGATCGCCGCAATCATTCCATTTGGTCAGATCCATCCAGGCCGCATCTGCGTTACACCAAACATCCAAGTGCTTGGTCTTAAAGTTGTTAACCGCACTTGCGACCGTCTGCGCTTTATCACGCAGTGATTTAATCGTTTCCGGATGGACCGAGACGCCCCAGTTCGGATTGGCTTTGATCAGCGCACTGTCACTTGTCCAGTCATCCTCTTTATCGATCGTGTAAATAATTCCGAACTGGTCATCCCCGCCGGAACTTTTTCCGGACAAAACTTCAATCACGTAGTTTCTAAGCTCGTAGCAGATTCCGGATAAGTTAAATCCGGCCGTCGTAATGGCAAACAGCAGCGGCTGCAGACGCTTGCCGATAGACGTCTCAACCACGTCGTAGACTTCGCGGGTTTTATGCGCGTGAAGTTCGTCAATACAAGCAAAGTGCGTATTGAGACCATCCAGTGTGCTGCCTTGCGCGGACTTCGCAACGAATTTTGAATTACTGGCCAGCTGAACTATTGAATAATCCAACGCCTTAATCCCGAGTTCCCGACTCACATCCGTGCAGCGGCGAACCATATCGCGAGCAGTATCAAAAACTTCTCTGGCCTGCTCCCGGGTAGTCGCAAAAGAGTAGCAATCCGCGCCGCCTTCTCCGTCCATGGTCATCATATAAAGACCGATCGCGGCCGAGAGCGTCGATTTCGCATTACCGCGAGGAACCTCAATGTACGAGCGCTTAAAGCGGCGCTTTCTCGTATCTTTGTGAACCCAACCGAAGATTGAAGTGACAACAAAACACTGCCAGGGCTCCAGTTGGATCAACTGGCCGGCTTTAGGTCCTTTCACATGCCTTAAATGCTCGATAAAGAAGCAGGCCCGAGTCGCCAAAAACGGGTCAAACACATAAGGAAAAGACGCTGATTTTGATTTTTCAAATGAAATCTGGAGAAGATTCTTTCCGACACCGTCTCGTGTCTGCATTAGCCAGATTGGATGATGAGGGATGGGACAATTTAGAAAAACTTATTGACATGATTTCTAATAAGTAAAAAGAAAGACAAGGGCAATGCGCAAACCCTTGTCTTTTTTAATGTTATCCGATTAGCCTTTTCACAAATATATAAATCACTTCTATCCAATGATTATTCGTGCATTTTTCAATCATCTCAATAATTTCCTTCTTATAATCCATAATAACCCTCCCTGTCACAACTACCGCCTACACTACAGTATATGCCCGGCTGTGGGAAATAGAACCGAACATTCGTTCTCTTTTGCTATTATACCACCTATTCCGACTCTTGGCAACTGCCAATGATATACATGAACTCTCACTATTTTATAGAAAAAAACATTTCTTTTTCATTTAAATCACTCTATTTCGTTCTAAATCTTTACAATATGCTCTTAAAATGATAAAATAAAATACCACATATAACCGTACTTTACATAATATTGCAAAATCAGCGGTACAAAATACATAATCCGCATGAAAAGTGCGAAGTGTGGCGAATAAAGCTATTAGGAGGAGCAATTCTATGAGTAAGAAAAAGGGCGGAAAACTTAAATGGGTAGTTTTAGCAGTTGTCGCTGTTGGTATTATTGGTGCCGTTGGTGGAAATTCGGATTCAAACACCACGTCTTCTTCCAGTACATCCGCAAAGACGGAATCTGCAAAAGAAGTTGATACGCCTACACCAATTGAATACACAGCCGTATCAGTCAATGATATGATGTCCGATCTTGACAGCAATGCAATGGGTGCATCTGATAAATACAAAGGCAAATATCTTGAGATCACCGGAAAGCTCAGCAACATTGATGCAGCCGGAAAATATATTGACCTTATGGCTGATGGAGATTTTGAGATTATCGGAGTCCAGTGTTATATCAAAAACGACGACCAAAAATCCAAAATAGCATCCATGTCAAAGGGAGACACCGTTACTTTAAAAGGAAAATGCACAGACGTTGGAGAAGTTCTTGGATATTCTCTTGACATTGAAGAAATAGAATAAAATAAAAAACCGCCCCGGCATTGGCGTACCGGGACGGCGTTTATACATCTCCGAAGAGATGCTATACTCTGGTCAAAACATATTGTATCATCTTCGGAGCAGTCGAACAAGACAGAAAATTTGTTCGGCTGTTATTTTTATACCTAAAACAGCTATAAAGAAAAGAGGAATAAAAATGGCGAAGAAAAGAAAGAAATATCCAAAATTGCCGAATAACTTTGGCTCTATCCGGTATCTTGGCAAGAACCGGAGAAATTGTTTTGCGGTACATCCGCCAGCTACACTGGACGCAACAGGGAAAGCAGTTCGACCGCCCGCGATCTGCTACGTAGACGACTGGATTAAAGGATTTACTGTACTGACCGCATACAAAGCCGGCACGTATCAACCCGGGATGGAACGGGATCTTGAGGTATCCCCTACAACCGACATAGATGCTCTTATAAGCCGCTTGATTGCTGACTACAATACAATCAAGGGTGTCGAGGATAAACACCCGGAAATCAAGAAATTGACGTTCTCAGAGGTATATGAGAAGTTTTACGTATGGAAGTTTCCGGAGGGTTCAAAACTTTCTTATAGTTCAAAGATAGCTTACCAGACCGCTTACTCAAATTGCACAGCTTTGTATAACCGTATCTTTGAGGATTTAAAAGCGCCTGATCTGCAAAAGGTAATTGATGACTGCCCGTTAAAGCGTCAGAGTCTTATGGCAATTCTTACACTGTTCAAGCAGATGTATAAATATGCCGTTTACTCAGAAATTGTAACGGAAAACAAGGCGTTATATGTCCATGTCAATGCTGATAATGACACCGAACATGGAACTCCCTTTTCTGATCAGGAAATGCAAGTGCTGTGGAATAATGCCAACGATCCAGAAGTGCAGCTCATTCTTATTATGTGTTACTCCGGCTGGAGAATCGGTGAAGTGTTAAAACTTACAACCAACTTAGAAGAAGGATACTTTCAAGGCGGCATCAAAACAAAAGCCGGTAAAAACAGAATTGTCCCGATACATCCCGCTATATACCATTTTGTCGAACAGAAAGTGCTGACACAAGATGGAAAACTATGCGTATATACTCAGCAGCATCACAGAAAAGCGCTGTTCTATCCTACACTGGAACGCTTAGGAATCGTCGGTAATCCGAAACACACGCCGCATGACTGCCGACACACCTTTTCTGCGCTGTGCGAAAAATACGGCGTCCGGGAGAACGATCGTAAGAGAATGCTCGGCCATTCATTCGGCGGTGATGTTACAAATGCCGTTTACGGTCACCGGACATTGGAAGAACTCCGTACAGAGATTGAGAAAATAAAAGTCCCATTTGTGACTAACTGTGACTAACGGAATCTTATTTTATCAATTTTATTCATCACAATTCAGAACATAAAAACGCGTGAAACCCTTGTAAAATCAACATTTTCAGCGATTTTACAAGGAATTCACTCATTTTATTTTCATTATTCTAATTGTATTCAATCAGGATATTAATTAGAACTATGCAAATGTCAGAAAGTCCTTTAAATACAGTACTTTAGAGGATATTTAATTAGGAAACGATTTTTTTGTTTGTGACTAACGTGTGTCCAACGAACTAATAGGATTTATAAAACGAAATGATACAATATGTTATAAGAAGCATGATTCCCGGGGGTACTATCCCCGGGAATTTTTATTTATGAATTTCTGAAATTCTGGTAAATACACCTTTTGGTACAAACTCAAACACGAATCCCTCGTCGTTCGGATATGGGATTCTGACAAAATACCATTTCAATCCCGAACTGTCAGTTTCTGTGTACTTCATTACCTCTACAACTGCACCTTTTTTCAGCTTTGGAAACAGTTTAGATGGGCTATTTTTGTTTGATTTTGCATAACATTTTGTATCTTTTTTAATCTGTGCAATGTAGGCTCTGGTGTTCTGTTTTTTGACTGTATCCGAGTCTGAAACTGGCGTTGTATCTTTGACTAAACTGTAGTTTGGAGTGCAGAATTTTGTTCCAGGCATCTGACTGTTAAGATAACTCTTTGCGCAGACACCGCCACCATTTGCAATAATTCCAGATGCACCAGAAGTATTTCCCTCGATAGTATAGAACCTGTCTCCAATCACGGCTGTTACTATACCGGTATGAGTAAATGTTCCGTTACGGTAAAAGATTACGATATCACCAATCTTTGGATTAGCATTCTTTGTAAACAGATTGCCAAGTGTCGGACAGTACACATAAGGCCAGTGTTTTAAGAGTTCCTTTGCTTTCTCCTGTCCAAAAGCTTTCATGAAGCACCAACTCACAAAGCCGGCACACCATGGCTGTCCTTGATAAGATGGCTTTACATCTCTCCAGTATTTTGTATAATTATTTTCTCCGGCGTTTGCCGTCTTGCTATCAAGTTGGCTATTGCTTGCCTTTTCGAGATATCCAATTTCATTCTTTGCGATCTGGATTAATTTGTCAATTGCGTTCATACCTGTTTCCCCACTTTCTGGAAAATATGTCTTTAATGCGTTATAAACAAACTTCTGTCTACTCTTATATGCCCCGACCTGGTTCCCTGTATCGGTCTGGCAGGCTGCATAGAGATTGTCGAGTGTATATGGTTTCTTAGTCTTTGCCAGAATCCTCGTTACTGCCCATAGTCCACCTTGATGCCTAAAGTTCACACACATAGCTTGTCCTCTAGCGTCCGTAACGCCCTGTTTAAAGGCTTCATCTACATAGGTGGCTAATTGTTCGTCCATAAGGCTATCTTGGCATTTAACACCGGTTTTGGACGATATGAGCCGTACGATTAAATTTGCAAACTGGCTGTTTCTGGAAATGTTAAAACAAGACCAGTCTGCCTCCTGCACCTGCTCCCATAATCCGATACTGTCCAGTCTGTCCCATTGTGCCGTATCTGCGTCATGAATCCGTTTCAAAAGCGTTTGTGCTTCGGTTGCGTACCACTGTCCCGCCCCGATTGTGATTGCGTGTTCTTCAGAAGAATTGGTGTAGGCTTCCGTGAAGTCCGAATAATCCTGCTGTCCGTAAACCTGTTCGCCAGTTTCGACCGCATAAATAATTTTCCTGAGAACTACTTTTTGATTATTTGTCATACAAAAATCCTCTCAAATTTTTCCTGCGTGCATAACGTTTACTGTAGTGAACCTGCTCTTTCTACCGTCCCATCCTCATTCAGCACATAGTCATCTTTTTTCAACTTTTCAATCACCTTTGCATTCCACAGCTCAGGAACATCTGTCCATTTTTTCAGCCCATTGATTACTCGTTCTTCGAAAAATTTAACCATTGTTTCCACCTCCAATGCCTGCAACTAAAGTAGCCAGTTCATCAAGTGCCGAATCATGCGTTGATACAAGTTCAGCCAGACTGTCAATACCATCACCATTAATTAGAATTTTACGATTAGATTCCGCATTAAGCATCTGCATCACCGAGTCAAGCTTTTCAGACATCTCATTCAGCCTGTTTGAAACCCGATTGATTGCTTTATAAATATTTGCAATTTCCTTTTTATCCATATGCACCTCCTGTTCTTAGCCATTCAGCTATAAATAATTCATTAATTTACTAGGATTTTAGAAACATAAGCAAGGGGCGAGGCTCCTTTCTTGACTGGCATCGGCGATGTTCGTATTCCCTGCCTCATTCACAACACAGAAGGACTCATTGGCACTGCGGCAAGGCGAACGCTCCCACCAAATCCCAGACGCATAATAATTGCTAGCTCGTGGGCTTTTATACCTGTTTGCGGTCGCATTCTTAAAGTATTGATACTGTGTTCCTTCACCTCCAAAAGAATATGGAATGTTACCAAAAATTTCGATTTCAGATAGTAAGAACGCATAATCGTTTGAAGTCTTGATTGTACTACTCTGACCTCCCACAGATGTCAGCTTTTTAACCTGTTTCATCATGCTTTGGACATAAGCAGGTAAACATTTCTTGTACACATTATTACACCATGTACGTCTTTCACAACCTTCCCAACCGCCGCTATTCATATCTGAGCTATTCATATAACCACATTCATGAGATGCATTGAGAGAATTGTTATATTCTGTCGTAGTGTCTAAATACAGCAGGCGTTCCGTCTGAATTGTAATAGCGGCTTTGGCCTTGCCATTGATAGCAGTTACCAAGTCGTCATGTTCAATTCCGATGATCACATAAGCATAATCATTTGCTTTGTGTGACTCACTCACGCCTGTTGCATCCATAGCATTGTGATGGATGGTTCTCTTGTCGCCAACCGCCCAATATTCGCCAATATTGATTTTACCTGCGTAGTGCGCTTTAATCATCCTTGCTATTTCAGCATCCGTTCCGTCAGCGAATGTGACAATCTTCAATTCCCCTGGTTCACCGAGAAGTCTGTTTCCTGTATCGTAGTTGTATACGCCATCAGTGTTGTATGGGAACAGCACGAAGTAATATTGTTTGTCGCTTGTTAACCCTGTGACTGTATAGCCTGTGGTTTTGTATTTATCTCGAACCGTATTATCAACCACAAGCGTTCCGTCATCTGGATTTGCAGGATAGCCCGTTTCTTTCATTACAAGTTTTGTGCCAGCCCATGTAGAAAATGTTGAGCCACTGATTACCGTGTTTTCAGGGTCTTGCCATTTAATTGTGACAGATGTGTTTGCATTTTCAATTGTTGGGTTGTTTACGGGTTTAGGGGTAACGGTCACGCCTCCGCCTTTTGCGTGGAGTGTTCCGTCTTCGTCTATGAATGTTGTCTTACCGTCGGGCTTAACCTTGCCAAGAGTTTCAGTTGTAGCAATCGGGACAGTCGCATCACTTCCCCTGTCTCCTTTTGGCCCTTTTATGTTGACTGTTTCGGGATTGGTGATTCCATCTGTGTTGCTCCAGCTTATATTTCCATCGGTGTCCACACTTGGGACGAATGTAGTGCCCTTGTCTCCTTTAGGCCCGGCATCCCCAGCCTCTCCCTTTTCTCCTCGCGGCCCAGTATCTCCTTTTGCGCCCGTATCGCCTTGTGGCCCGGTAATATTTACTGTCTGGGGGTTTTTAAGCCCTCCGTCATTACTCCAACTTATATTCCCTTTGCTGTCTACAACAGGAGTGAATGTGATTCCTCGCGCACCAGTATCTCCTTGCTCGCCTTTTGGACCAACTGGGCCTTGCTCGCCTTGCGGCCCGGTATCGCCTTTTAGACCTTGTGCCCCCTGCTCTCCTTTTTTTCCAGGGTCTCCTTTTACGCCTTGCGGTCCCGGGTCACCCTTTGGGCCTTGTGGACCAATTGGTCCCTGCGGTCCTTGTGGCCCTTGAATCTTGCCGGCATTGTTCCAATTTGTGCCGTCAAAAACCCACATTTCTCCATTTATTAAATACGCGTCGTTCTTCTCTGCGCTCAAGGGGAGGTCTGCCTCAGATTCTTTTGTACCAAGAATATTGAGAGATGTTCCGTCATTTCCTTGTTCGCCCTTTTCTCCTTGTGGACCTTGCGGACCAACTGGGCCAACATCTCCTTTATCACCTTTTGGACCCGGCACTCCTTGAGGCCCTATAACATTCCCAACATTTTCGCTATCACCATCTGAAAATGTTATTGTCAAATTTCCATCTACGTCGATACTGACCGCTGTGACAGAGATACCTCTTAGTGATTCTTTCTGCTCAGGTGTTAGCGATTCAAATGCTACGGTGCCATCCGCGCCCCTTTCTCCCGGATCGCCCTTATCTCCTTTTTCACCTTTGGGACCCTGCGGGCCAACAAATTCTCCGGCATTGACCATCTCTGAAATATCCTCAATGGAACACAATCGTCTTACATCATTAGCCGCAAATGCAATGTATAAGGCTTTGCCAGATGGAACGGACGGGTCATTGCCAAGAATCGCAACAGGCTCTCCGGGGCGAATTTTCGACGTATCAAAATCGGCGTACATACCGCGCCGGAATTGTATTGTATATGTATCGGCCATATTAGACTTACCTCCTTATAAAAGGAAATTATTCCTTATGTAATTCTTTACAGAATCAAGATTTTTCTGCACGCTGTCATCCATCACGAGAAAATTGCCTTTATTGTTCTGACTGATGATACTTCCTGTGCTTTCGTCTACTTCTGAATAGGTATAAGCAATTCGACTTCCTTCTCCAGTGCTAAGATTCATAAAACTTGTTAAAATCTTCTTCATGATATTACCTCCATCTGATTGATAATGCTTAATCTGTCGTTAGTAAGTTCTGATTCATAATCTGGTTCCGAGACCTCTGTTTCTTCTGATTCATAATCTGGTTCCGAGATTTCTATATCTCTTGCGTCTGTATAAGCCGTATCTCCCGGGTCAGTAAATCGCATATGCTCATATTCAGCTTGTCTTGCTTTGATTTCGAACGAAAATTTAAGTCCCGGAGTTCCTTTTACAACAAAATAATTCTGCTCTTTCTCAGCTATCCAGCAATCGCCCTCTCCTTCTCTTTGCAAGAACACATAATATTTAATGCCGACATTCGCAGATTCCTGAAAGATATCATCTATGTCAATCATACAAGTCCCGTCATCCGATATTACAGATTCACCGATATCTCCAAAGAATGGGGTTGACATTTCATAGCAGTAAAAGAGTTGCTCATCATAGTCTACCGTCGAAACTGATCTTGATTTTGTCCCGCTTACTTTCAACTTCCCTCTGATAGAAGCATCTGCAAGGTCCGTTCCCGTTCCGATGCTATAGAAATGACCACTGGCTTCTACGTGTGTGCCTGCTTTAACTTTTCCTGATGCTGAAACACTGCTCGCTGAAACGCTGCTCGCCGAAACGCTAGTATTAAACGAGGCTGAGCTTGCGTGTACGGTTCCTGTATAAAGATTGATTCCTCTGATTCGCGTTCCATACAACGTCCCGTACCCCGGCACATATACTCCTGTATTCGTCTCTGAATAGATCTCTCCAGTTGAAGCATCTAGTATTACTTCTCCATACGTGCCACTTGCTGAAAGCTTTTTAATTCCAACTTTCCATCCTGCTAATTCGCCTGTGTTAATATAATCGGCATTCATGTACACATTGCCATTTGATAGATACAGACCTTTATTACTACTGTTATCGCTTAGCACATCAATAATCTCTTGTTTAGACATTTTTCCTATGTCGAGATCACTAAGTGCCTTGTCTGTATAGCGATTTGCATTAGATAGTGCTGTCGAAGCTTTATCTTCAGCAACGCTATATATTGTATCACCGTTTGTTAACGCGAATGTGTTAGGTCTGAGCGTAACATTTCCGTAGTTATCAATCGCAAATGTTGATATTCCAGAACTGTTTGTAACATTAATGTTTTTCAAGCTAATCAAATCGGCTGAAATCTGGCCAGACTTAATATAGGAAGCATTTATATACAGATGTCCGTTCTGCATATAAATTCCCTCTTGCTTACCGCTATCCGTTAAAGCGTTAAAAACTCTTTCAAAATTGACAATTTTTTCAGCATCCAGTTCCCGCCAAGCGCCATCAGTCCCAGAAAACATATATACCTGGCTTGTAGAGAAGTTCATGAAAATCGAGCCGTCATGCTTTTTATATTCTTCACTTTTCCACTCAGATGCCGGATAGTTCTGCAATGTTGGTGTATACGTGCCATAATAGTTCGGGATAGTCACATTGCTTTGAACTGTCTCATCCACAACATCCTTGGCAATTTGTTCAATAGTTCTGCTTTTCAGGGTAAAGCTTTCAACTTCTAACGTAACAGCACCCGTGTCAGCATCTATTCTTAATGTCGTATTCCCGTTATTGTCTTTCGCTGTGAAACCTCTTGTATTAATCCACTCTGATTGAATGCCAATGGCGTAAAGAATATTCAGGACAGCATCCCCATTACTGTCAAAGCCCGCTTTCCAAGTCTGGCCTCCGTCCACTGACAAGAAGAATCCATCGGCACTTGTCTTATAGATTACTTTAGAATCAGCAAGTGTAGACTTATCATGCCGGTACGTAATTACGGAACCATCTTCTTGTACTTCCTCTGTATAGAAGAAACCCAGCGTGTTCGCTGCAAGCTCGTTCATTTGTTTGAGCTTTACGTCATAGGCAGATAGTTTCTTCTCTATATCTTTTTTTGACTGCTCTACCGCTGCTTGCTGACCACCAATAAACTCACTTACATCTTCTTCGGCACTCTTTGCACTACAGCTCCATGTTGTTGAGCCACCGAACACAAATTCTACATTAGTTGCAAATGATCTAAAAACACGATTTTTAGTGTCGATAAATTCGACTGAATCGCCGAAAGTGGCGTATCCGTTGGCAATTCCATCACATGAAAAAGGACGCATTCGCAAACCGATTAATTGTTTTCCAATAGCTTCAACGCCTGCCTGCGCATTTCCTGACAGCAGCTGGTTATCAATAGTAATTACATAGCCGTCCTGACCCGACATATATTCGGTTTCATCTTCTACATATTTGACGCCTGTTACAATAACATCGTCTACGTCATATTGTAGATTCTGGATTGAAAATAACGCGTGATAATCATTATTACTTAACGTACCACCATCAATTACAGTCCCTGTCGTCCACGGTTTAAGCGTGCCGCCATCCAGATTATCGCCACCTGTCCAATTTTTTACTGCTCCACCATCGTAAATAGTCGTATTGGTAAATGTCTTATCAAACGTAATAATCCTAAGTAAGTCATTTTCGTCGATTCTTGCATTTCCACCAGCTATCCCGGCACACATTCCGATTACTGTACGGTATGTCGCATTAGATGGCGCTTTCTGAATCTGAAAGTCCGCATTTGGAAACATTGCATCTCCAAGAGTGATTCCACATTGCTGACAGCATTCTGAGAGCAGCTCTTTGACTGTACAAGGAAAAGACAGGTTAGAATCATATGTCTTATCGGCGTTGTGCATTTTATCTAAGAGAGAAAGACTTATTTCACTCGCTGTTGCAGGCTTTTTCGATACAATATAAGTACCTCTCTTTATAGTTTCTATCCTGTCGGATAACTGCACATTGAGAAAGATAACAAACCTTGCGGCATTAAAATTATATCCGTCAAAGTGCCCGTCATCATTTACTAATGATAAGCTTGCCGTTTTTTCGATTGCCACGCCCACTGGGAAGTCCCCAGAATCTGCTGAATCTACGAGACTATTTCCAGACAAGTAAAAGTCTTTTTTGCCTAATTTAAGAGTTGTACCATTTGACAATGTAACATTTGCTGTCACGTAATAATTTCTGTTTATAAGAGATTCTTTTTTTAACTGAGTAGATACATTTATCAAATCGGCTCAATCCTCCTTACATTAATAGACAAATCCGTCCACTTTTCTTCCCCATCTTTCAGAGTTTGCGCAGCCATGTTGAAATTTGATGCGTAGAATGTTCTGTCTACCCATCTTCCCGGAATAGTTGGGTCTTTGTGGTGGAATGTGAATTGACTTTTGTTAAGTACAGTATTTAGTATGGTTGCTATTTCAGCCCACGTAAGTTCACCCCATTGCATGTCATACCCGCCAATTGTCCCCATTGGTGTATTATGCATAATCAAATCCTGACTTCTTTTAGAGTCTTCCGTAGAAGTGGTTGCGAACACCGGCTTATAACTGTCCGGTGCTCTTATAACAACATTGTCTATTTTAAACTGTTCCTGCGCCATATTCTTCTCCTTATGCTAACTCAAATGGGTTCTTCCCGTTCCGGTTTCTTCTCATTTCAGCTTCACTGATAATAATATCTAACAGTTTTCTGCCAGATGCATTAACTGTAACATTGTAGGTATTTCCATCTCCCTGCCCTTTTCCTGACTCTTCCCGGACGATCTGCCGTAATAAGCTTTCCGGTGCTTCCAGGTTATTTCCTTTCTTTTGATCTCCTAATACCGCAAGGAATTCTGACCTTGGTGGAATAACTGCACCACTGGCCAGATACGGGATAGTTCCGATACGCGGAAATGTTGCATGAAATCCGATAGTCTTTGAGCCAAACGGTGTTGGAACAGTCCAGGGTCCAAAGGAAAATGCAGATTCAATTCCGCCAATTGCATTATTAATCATCCCAACTGCATTATTAACAATGCTGATTGCCTGATTAATCGGCCTTTTAATAAAATTCACAATGCCTTCAAATGCAGATTTGACTGCATCTCTGGCAGCATTAAACTTATTAGTGATAGTATCTTTTATTGCTCCTACTTTGGCAAATATAAACGTGGCGGCATTCTTCAATGTTTGAGTTGCCTCACTCCACGTGCTCTTCCATGTATGTGTAACCTTAGCCCTGATTGCATTAACTACTGTGCCGACTGTAGATTTAATAGAATTTAAAATGCTAAAAAGGGTCTTTTTAATCGCATTCCAAACCGTTGATGTTACTGCTTTAATCGCATTCCAAGTAACATTGATAATGCTCTTAATTATGCTCAACGCGCCTTTTGTTACGGCTTTAATTGCGTCCCATGTGCCAGTTACAATATCCTTAATAAGACTCCATGCTCCATCCGCAATCTCTTTTATTCCCTGCCAAGCAAGCTCCCAATCTCCTGTAAAAACTCCCACAAGAAAGTCAATAATTCCGCTCAGTGTATCTGCTACATCACCAATTATTTTAATCAATGATTTTATAACTTTTATTGCTGTGGTTCCTACAACGTCAATTATCTTTGCCACAACCGGAAGCAAATTCGCAATTATCCAGTTGATTAAAGGTACTAATACCGATTCCCACAGAAGCTTCAGAGAATCAATGAGCTTACCGAGAAATGCTTCTATTTTTAGGATAGCATCCCCCAACGGTCCCTCTAACAGCCCTTTGATTTGTTCCGCCAGTCCTTGTAGCACTGGAAGAATGTATGTGTTATATCCAGTTATTAGAGTTTCAAGTATACTTGATAGTCCGTCTGCTATAGAATCAAAGAACGGTTTTACATGTTCATCGTATAATCTTGATACTGCGTCACTAAGGTTTTGAACAACTGTTAAGACCCCACTTGTTACGGTTTCTATTACTCCGAGGCTACCCTCGATTGCTGACTTTAAAATGTCCTTGTTGTCGATAAAAGGCTGTGCAATCATGTTAAGGATATCTCTGCCAAGTTTTGCAGCCGTTTCTGTGACGGTCATTCCAATTTCAGCAAAAATCCCAATTAAATCTGCTGTGATCTGCTGCGCGGTTTCTCCACCAAAAACTGAGAAAACATCTGCGAAAGCAACTGCAAGATTTCCTGCGATTTGTGAAATTTCAGCACCGATGTTGAACATATCTATCAGATAGTTCTTTATTCTTTGCGTGTTCTGCTTTAAAAATTTTTCAATTCCGCCTATAATGTTTTGCGCAATTGTCAATCCGATTCTGGCAAATGAGCCAGCAACTTGTCCAATTGCATATGCAAATGAATCTAAGAACTTATTTGCCGCCTTAACAACTTCTGGATCAGTGAAGATATCCTTTAAAGATTTCCATATGGAATCAAGATCCTTTTTTATTCCGTCAAAAATCGGCTCGTAATCTCCTAATCCATCCCAGAATCCTTTTGCAATTAACTTAGCCAGCTGTTTAAATCTGTCGATTATCTTTTTTAGCGGTTTTGACATTTTATCAAGAACTGTCTCGCCCTCTGCCAACTTTCCGTAATCAACATTTTGCACAACATCTTTCATTTGATCTAAAAGGCCGCCAGTTGCGCTCGGTGCTTTTGAAGATGAATCCGTACTTTTGTCCGTTGAATAATTATTTATTTCATCTAAAGGACTAAGATATCCCTTTGCTGCCTTAGTGGCTTTCTTAGTTGTATCCGCTGTGTCATTTGTTGCGCCTGCCAGCTTTTCAGCATTATCGGCAGCTTCTCCGTATTGATCGGCTGTGTCGGCTATTGCATCCGTTCCGGCAAGGCCTGCGCCACTCGCGCCTGTTTGTCCAGAAGACTTCTTTCCGGTGATTAACTCCGTAAATGACTTGAAGGCATTTGCCAGAGTTGCTAACTTACCGAGTAAGATATTGATAACTTTCAGAACAGGAGTAAAGAGGTTGATTAATCCCTGTCCGACTGTTGCTTTGAGAGATTGCAGCTGTAACTGCATCACTCGCACCTGGTTCGCCCAGCTGTCAGAAGTACGAATAAAGTCACCAGATGCAGCAGACAACTGTTTCTGCACAAAAGCCAGACGCAGAGCTACTTTCTCCTGCTCGGTCATGGCGGATGTGGTTTTTCCATAGCCGTTTGCCAGTGCGTACTGGTCTAGTGCTGACTGGGTCATTACCACGCCGAGGTCCTTGAGTGTTTCCGTTTCTCCCGTAAACACTGATTTCAGCTTAATATAAGCCAAGTCTTGACTGATGTTATAAAATGATGCCACATCACCAGTTAGCTGTGTCAGAGCCGTTGACATATCGTAAGCCTGCTGCTCTGAGAATCCGAACGACTTAGACATTGCTCCGAACGTACCAACATATTGTTTTGCCATCGTCTCTGACAGCCCGGCTGAGGTCATAGCGTTCTTTGCGAATTCATTAACCTTATCCGACATGGTGGTAAATGTGACATCGACCACGTTCTGCACTTCTGACAGATTAGAACCAAGTTCTACGCACTCTTTCCCAAACTGGGCCAGTTTCCCAATTGCAAATGCTCCGCCAATCAATACGCCTATTTTTTTTACTACGCTGCCAAGTCCGTTAAAAGACTGTCTGATTGCTGATACGCCGTTTTGCACGCCTGATGTGTCCATTCTGGTATCAATAATGACTGAGCCATCAGCAGCCATGTGTCCACCTCCTAACTATTTGAGGTTCAACATCTCATTCAGCTTATCTTTATAAGCTTGCTCCTCATCGCTGAGACGTGTTTTTATATCAATAATGTTCTTATTCTCCTGATAGAATTTCTTTTCCCATTTATCGAGCTTTTCACCCTTTGCTTTTTTTGAACGGATTCCAATGACCGTATTAAATAAGCATTCACCGGATTCCATAAAGTATCCGAAAAACGTCCACCAGTGCATGTATGGCACTGCTCTGATTTCTTTACCAGCAACCTTGTTTACTGCTGGAACAATCATGTCTCCATCCTGTTCCCAGTCCATCAAACGTGGTTTAGGCTTATTCGGACTATCGTCAACTTGACCACAATCAATAAACTCACAAGCTTTCTGACAAGCTTCAGATAAGTGTTCCGGCGGTATACTCTGCCAATCCTCGAACAGAATCTGCAACATAACAACTGCTTTTGCCTGCTCGTCTAATTCCGGGTCGTTCATGGCAATTAGAATGTCAATAATCGCGCGAAAATCTGTTCTGATAGAAAAATCCACCTCACCGATTTTTAGTGAGGTGGGTAACTCATAGGCGGTCATTTTATATACTTCTCCGTGTACTTATTAGCTGCTGCCTGCATTTTCTTCTTTCTCTTTTCAATTACCGGTGCAATTGTTTCTGCAATCTTATCCAGAACAATGTAAGCGAAAATCTGACCATTTCCAAATACAGTAGTTGCTGTGATTGGCTCTTTGAACAGGTCTCTGGACGCTTCATATCCGAGTAGATAGTTGATTTTGTCTTCGATCTGTTTGTTCAGCTCCGCCATTTCTTTACCTGATGTGGCTTTCTGAATAGAATCTTCGAACTGTTTAAAGTATTCTATTACTTCTTCCGCACGTGCTACGACATTGATATCGGTTGGATTAAGCTTGAAAGAAGAAAAAACTTCGTCTTCGTTATTCGTGAATGTGAAATTAAGAATTCCATCATCAATATTTGTGTTAATTGTCTTTGCCATTTTCTACGCCCTCCTAAAGATTATTCGCTGTCAGCTGTAAATGAGCCGGAAGTAATGTCAAATTTACCTTTGACGCGCTCTCCAACGTAATTAACTGTGAACGGAATCTGATAGCCGGATGTATCACCGCCGTAGGAAGTCGGCACAACATGACAATCCTGCTTGTATGCTTCGTATTTACCGGCTGTTGCTTCTTTCCAGAGATGTACTTCAACTGCACTTGTTTTCAAATTATCGTCTTTAAGACGTTCATCAACGATCTGCTGAAGCTTTTCGAACAGGTCTGATGTGGCATCTGCATAGAATGGATCAGCATCAGAAGAAGCTTCGTAGCCATTGTGCTTAAATGTGGATTCTCCGAGAATGTTTTTAGATGTTTCAGTATCTGGATTGAGGTCGATATTGTACTCTTCCAGATCTTTTCCGAGACGCTCATATTTTGGTGTCAGTCCTCCACAAAGAGAACCAGAATCAATGTAATGAGCCATATATTTACGATCAATTTTTCCTGTAACTGGCATAGAAATGTCCTTTCTGCCTATAACTTTTAAAGGCTGTGTAGGTTAGCGACTATCTCCGATTGATAGCCGGTTGTTACTTGTTATATTACTTCGTAATTATTTTCGTAGCGTACTGATAATGGCAATAGCCAATCCTGCACACCGCTCTCCTGTGGTTCTAAACCATAAGAGTTGTCACGAGTGATACGTTTTATTACTCTTCCTTGCGAAAGCTTAGGAAACGCATTTAAGTGTGTCTCAGAGCCATTTATAATAACTGGTTCTCGACATATCCATTTACCGAGATTGTCCAGAAACTTCTGAACAGATAACTTCTGCCGTTCTTTGTCGGATGCTGTTCGGTACACTACATAAAATGGGTACTGGCATACCTGATGCATTACTCCACATACATCTTCTTTTTCCGAATAGACTAAAGCTCCGTTGTCTGCTGAGAAAGCGATTCCGGATTCTTTACCGAGTTCCTCAAATTTGATTGTTTCATTTTCGTATAGCCCTGGATACTGGTTCAAAAGTGCTTTCATGGCATCTGTCAGAATCTCATATCCAGTTGCATCTTTTCCGATAGGTTTATCCGCCATGTCTGCCACCTCCTGCCTGTGCTTTTACTTTACGAATCCATGTGCTACCGTATTGTCGTTTAGCAGCATCAAACCACTTTGCCTGCGCCTGTGGGTGAGCTTGTTTGGTGTATTCAAGATTTTCCTTTGCAGCTGTCTGACCAGAAAACTGACTAACAAGAACTTTCTTTGCGTACTGTCGAGCATAAGGACTTCCAGTCAGTTCATCCACCATCGTTTTTCCCATATAGAGGAATCTACCGTAAGGTGCCGCCGCCGCACAAACAAATCCTGTGCCTTGCATAGATGAACTTTTTGCCCTTGTCTCGTTAATGAAATCTCCTGAAATCATCGGCATAAACGGTACCATACTGTCCATAACCATCCCATCAAGGAGATACTGGGCTTCTTGATACTGTCTGGAGAACCTGTCCATATTTAGTTTGATTTTCATATCTCCATCGACTACGGAGAATCCTTTGAAATGATGAATTTTACTCATATTACTTACCCAGAATCTCAAAGTGTGGAATCAGCGTATACGGACCGCCTACACTGGTAATCTTAAACACGTTGTCCTTGTTCTCATTCATGTACTGGTAGAATCCGTTTCGGTAATCACTGTCAATTACCGTTCCGCCAGTCCACTCACCCTCCCAGAAGAATGATTCATCCGAGAATGTAATAGTGTCCTCCAGAGCGTTGTTAATCTGCCTTTTCCACTCTTTAGGCGGCACCCATGGAAGAATCTTGCCGTCTTTGTCAGTAATGGTTATATCGCCGTTCTGGACGGTATATCGGATGTGTAACTGTGCGTTGTCAGTTGCGTCTGGCCCGTACTTTTTAAGGATTGCTCCTTTGTCCGTAATCAGGTCAACGCCAGATAAAACATGAGGATACCAGTACGCATCTCCTGTCGTGGCTGATTCATAATAATCAAAAATCGTCACAGTTTTGCTATACATGATACCCTCTCCTTAATCATTCTTTCTGTACTGTCTGCTTAATAACCTGATTTACTCCGGTTGCTGACAATCCGTTAAACATACCAACCGCAACTGCCGTTATATAGTCCGTTGCCGGGAAATCCGGGATAACTCCCATTCCGACAGCTCCAAGAATTCCGCCAATAACCGCCATGATTACTGGAATCCATTCATCAGAGATTCTTCTTGATGCTTTGCAGCCCATTCCTACGATGTAGCAAATCATAACGATTGCTATGCATGAGCCTAATGTTGAAATGTCCATATAATCACACCCCCGCATATAAAATTGGTATTCCATCATCCGTCCTTACTCCCATCAGAAGCGGTAAAGCTGTCTTTAAGAGTAAATCATTCGTTTTCTGTACATCTCCGGCGGCGGCATACACTGCACTCCACTCTTTTGCACTTGCCCCGATCTGCTGAGGTGTGGCGTAAGAAATGGATTCACTGCCAGAAGATACAGATGTTACAATGCCTGTTGAGATGTTCCCGACATTTATGTCGGTTGCACTTGCTGACGCCTGATTAATAGCATTCTTCTCAGCAAGTTCAATCTGATACATTAATTCAGCCAATGAACAGACCGCCTTTTTAATACGCTTCTGAGAACGTTCGTTCGTTGGCAGTCCGTCCACAAGCCTGTCAAACGTTATTGTATCCACAAAATCACTGGCTCTTTCTGCCAGTCGTGGGAAGTCAGTCCCTGGCACGACTGAACCAAAATATGAAGTTTTATAAAATTCATAATCTGCATAAGCCATGCCAGTTACCTCCCGCGTTTATTATTTTGCTGTTACGCTCGCACTTCCGGCATTCAGTGCCTTGTATGTTCCATCACACTCAACCACTGTGATCTTCTGTCCGGTTGCTGCCCCAATTTCACCTTCTCCGTCCCATGTAGTCCAGTTCCTGAGGTTCTGTCCATACTCAACAGTTACTGCGTTTGATGCAACTTTGTATTTATATACGTTGTTGACATTTTCTTTATCTGGTTTTACGGTAATTTTTGTTTTTCCGGTTGCTGTTCCAGCCGTGGAATTTACTGTCAGAGTACCAAGCACTGGTGTCTCATCAATGGTGATTACTGCAATTGCATCAATGTACTCCGCAAAAAGAGTAAGTCCCATAACTGCAAACGCTTCGGACACTGCTGTGTGGTAGTTGCCCTGTGTATGGAATCCGATCAGGTTTGTCTCGCCAGATACAGTGTATACAAGTCCTGCTCTTGCAAAGTCAGATTCGTTCGGGTCTACATAATACAGAACAATGTTCTCAACAGGAGTAGCAATAACCTGTCCACGTGGGATCTCACTGTCAGATAACAGGAAGATAGTATTGAATCCCATGAAATCTTTCATATACTGAAATCCGAACTGGTTCTGAATAGAAATCTCAGCTGCTCCGAGGTATTCATATACGTCCAGAATGTTCACAAATCCAACAACGCCAGTCACATTTCTGTGCATCTGTTTGAATTTGTTCTCTACACGGCCTTTAGCCATTGCCAGAGCCATCTGGAATGTTGTTTCTGTGGAAGTAAGCGTACCAGTTTTCAGATAGTCGTAAAATCTGCCGGTAACATCAGTCTGAAGCTGGAAAAGGAATTCATCATCGGTCATCTGAACAGCGTTCTCGTAACCGTGATCCTTAATCGCTTCGATAGATACAGCCTTTGCGTACTTCTCGATAGTCATTTCCGCATAGGGTTTTTCTTTTACAACGAATTTGCTGTAAGGGATTTCCTCACCCTCTGCCACTTTTCCACTCTGCAAAGTACCCTCTGCATATTTGGACTTGAGTACAGCACCCGGCTGTTTTTTGATAGGTCTCATGATACCCAGGATATCACGTAAGTGCTGCCAGTTTCTTTCAAATCTGGTGACGAAATCAATCTCACGTGCTGCGACCTGAATATCCTTACTCATAATAAGATTAGCTTTTGCTGCCATATAAAGATCCTTTCTACCCATAATTGTTAAGGTATTGGGTTAGCGGCTATACTCTGGTGTATAGTCGGTGTAAAAAATCACTGGAATAACTGGATATTCTGAGCAATTGCAGCCTGTCTCTCGGACGGGTCTTTGATCGCTTCGATATCTTTTTTAGTCATGCTTCCCGGTGTCTGCTGCTGTCCAACGTGAGTGGTAAATCTTGCCTGATTCTGCTGAGCCTGCTGCTGAGATTCATCCACAAAAGCAGATGCGTCAGACTGCTTCATCTGCTCGATCAGATCGTTCAGGCCAAGGATTTTACCGTCTTTCAGTTTAAGACCTGCTTCTTTGATGTCTGCCATGACTGATTTCTTTGCCGCTTCGCTGGAAAACTTAACGTCATCGAGTGCCGCTTTCAGAGCATCCGAGAAATCACGGTCGTAGATTTTTGCATTGAATTCTTTCTCTGCATCTGCCGCTTTCTGTTTCCAAGTCTCTAACTCGCTTTTAATATTTGCCGGGTCGATACCGTCAAAACTTTTTAAGGTTTCTTCTGCTGTCTCAGCACGTACTTTCCAGTCATCACGTTCTCCCTCGACTTTTGACAGAGTTTTTGCAACTTCCTTTGCATTCTTGTAATTCTCAGAGAGTACTTTCTTTACATCTGCCTGTTTATCCTCCGGGATTTCAATTCCAAACGATTTTAAAGTGTCAATAAGTTTCTGCATAACATCCTCCTGGTCGTGTTTATTGACCTGCCGCCGCAGGTAAATGGATTAAGCCAGTTAGACCACTGGCAAGGTAATCGGAAAGGCAGGAATCGAACCTGCGACCTCACATTTACAGTGCGATCTACCACTGAGCTACATTCCATGCCGCCTATAACGGCCAACCCTCTAAAAAGAAACTGGGGTGAATTTCACTTCTTTCGCTATAGCGTAAATCCACCTGAGACATAGACCACCTGTATACAAACAGCTTAACTCTAAGCGGATTAAAGCGGAGCGCCCGGAATCGAACCGGAGACCAGAGTGCGACTCTGTCAGTTTTCCACTAGCGTACATTCCACACAACCCGGATTCCCGGGTTAGCAAGGTGTTTAACGTGTCATGCCTGCCACGAGTTGTTTCGGATATTTATTTCTTTTTTAAAAGAAAAGTATGAATAACAAAAACCTTAATCAAGGAGGTGAGCCATCTTGCGTGCCAGATGGCAAATACGCACGACAGGATTCGAACCTGTTCAACTTTCCGTTAAAGCGTGCGTACCAGCTACTAAATTAAAGGAAGGAGGATTAAAACGAAAATGTCAAAAACAACCGTTTTACTTGTGCTTCCTGCTGCACAATTACATTATAACAGATTTCTTTTAACTACCTCTCTACCACTTTTGTGTTTTTAGAGCATATCACGGAGTTTTTCTACGTATCTCTTGACAAGATCACGTTCTTCCCGGCACTCTGCATCCTTGGACATATCACTCATTTCTGTTGTAAGTTCGTCCAGATGTTCTTCCAATGCGGCGAGCATCTTTCTTTTGCAGTCTTCAGACTTGCCGGAACGATAGCTCTGTTTCTGTGTCATATAGTCGTCATAAGCATCTCGTCCGTCAGAGCGGCTGTAATGTCCTCTAACATAATGCTCACCACGTCTGGCATAAGAGTTACCACGGTCGTAATCTGGCATCATTCTGCCGTCATTTGAGCTGTATCTCCCCATGCTGTCGCGCTTTCTTCCGCGCTCGCTGTAATCGTCATTGTATCCACCACGCATCTCATCAAGGACAGTGTTGTAATACTCCACCTTTTTGTCCCAGTACTGAGTGTTCTTTATGTCTTTGTACATATCAATCAGTTTGTATGTCATTTCCAGATTTCCAGTGGTCAGCCCATTATCAGCAATTTTGGACAGCTCGTCTTCGATTCTTGCGCATAAGTCTTTAATATCTCTCATAATCACACCTCCTACGCTTCTCTGGTCACAACAATGTTCGCGTTCGCAACAGAAATAGCCTGATCGCTTGTGTTTTCTACCGCGATATTAACGCAGTATCCGCGAGGCACATCAATATAGATGCCAGAGGACACATTATTGTACTGATTTACTGCTGCCGGTGTGGAAATCATCTGGGAAGAAAGAACCGGCTCACCAGAGATTGCAATTGCCAGAGAAATAGCTCCGACAGTACCGCCTGTTGGAATTGCGATATTACCAGAAAAATCCACGAAGAATCTCGCTTTACACTGGTTAGTCAGTCCTCTTAGAGTGATGATTCCGCTTCCCTCTCTGTGCTGAATGCAGTTAGAACCCTTAACTGCTGTATTTGAAAATACTACGTTTCCATTTGCTGCTACAGTCTGAGCAGCTACACTTGTAAATTCTGCCATAATTTTTACCCCTTTCATATCACAAAAGGACAGGTCTCAGCCTGCCCCTCTGTGTAATACGGCATAAGCCGACATTCGAATCAATCGAAAGATACTCTCGATATGAAGTTATCAGCAATTGCATCCGGTGTTGCATCCGCATCCACATCCGTAATATGTGTTCGGGTTAGGAACCTGATATGCCGGAATCGGTGCTGGATTGATTGCATTAATGAGCTGCTGTGTCTGAGAAGCCATTGCAGTTGTGAGAAGTGCGCTCTGGCGATCCTGAGATGCAGCACGTCTGAGATCATTATTCTCAGCCTGCAGACTAGAAATCTTTTCATTGCAAAGATAATCTAAAACGGCTCTCGCATTTGCATTCTGGTTATCAATGATGTCTCTTGTGTTACTGTTCATGGTGTTCTGCAATGCACAGGTGTTCTGTGCCATATTGTAGTTCACGCCCTGGATAGCTTCCCGGGTCTCGCAGCAACAGTTCGCAAGCTGAGCCTGTAAAGCATTTGTATTCTGCATGTTTGCTACAGTATCAGCATTGATTGCCTGCTGGATTCCAAAGCCGGTCTGCATGATGTTTGTATTGATTCCGTTAAAACCGGTAAGCATACCGTTATTCATGGCATAGAATCCATCACACAGGCCACTATTGATTCCGTCAAGTTTGCTGATTACTGCGGAATTGTCAAATCCTCTCTGAATGTCTGCCTGAGTAGCTGCTGTGGCTGCATATCCACCGCCATTGCCGTTATTACCCCAGCCGTTGTTTCCCCATCCAAAGAAAGCAAAAATGAATAAAACAATAATCCACCAGCTACCATCTCCGCCAAACATGCCGTCATTATTTCTACCGTTTCCAGTAGCAGCGGCAATATCTGCTAAGCTATAATTTCCATCCATAATATAATCTCCTTTTTGTGTATTTACATCAATCTGGCCAGATTGTAATGTACTATTTCATTCCTTTCAACATGTGTTGAAACTGTCCTGCCATCTGCTGAACCTGATTAAGCTGCTGCTGAGAAATCTTTCCAGACTGCAACATTTTCTCAACTTCTGCTTTCGGGTCTCCCTTAAAATTCTGTTTAAACTGCATAAACTGCTGCATCATCTGCATTGGCCCGTTTCCCTGTGGCATCCCACCACCGAGGGCATTGAATAATGGATTACTCATCTGCGTTTCCTCCCTTGACTGCTGATTCCTGCACGGTATTAGCCCTAACAGGTTCAGAAAAAGAATTTAATCGGTTTATGATAGCTTCGTATTTACCCTTTAAATCGTCGTATTCCTGTCTGGTGACATATTTACTGTCCATGTTCTGAACAGGCTGCTTAGGTGGCATCTGAGTGCCTACTTCATGGTATTCAAACGTCCGTAATGGTTGTGGCATACCAGAAGCGTCTGTAGATTTTATGTAGAACTTTTCGCTCTCTGAATCCATCAGTAAAACACTTGTCCCAGGTGCTACTAGATAGGATTTTGCACCGACTTCGCCAGATACCCACAGGATACCATTGTTATTCTGTTGCGGTTGTTGCGCTGGTTGAACTGGCATCTGGACAGGCTGTTGCTGGAACTGGTTCATCTGTCCCGGAACACCAAAACTATATTGATAAGGATTGTTATATAATGCCATCTTATGCACCGCCTTTCTGATTATATTTTTGCATAGATGTATCAATCTAAAAAGTTCAAAAAAGTATCGAAAAAGTATTGACACACCACCAAATTGGTGGTATTATATAATCATCAAAGGAACGGAGGAAAACAAAATGAAAAAATATAACTTATCAAACATTATGAAAAGAGCATGGGAACTGGTTAAAAAGTCAGCATTAACTATATCCTCCGGTCTTAAGAAAGCATGGGAGGAAGCGAAAACAATGGAACAAAAATTAGTTGAACTCGTCGGAAGTCCAAAACAGATTGCATGGGCTGAAGATATAAGAAAAAACATGATTTCATATTTATCTGCTCTCGTTAGAAAATACGAAGCCGAAGACAGACCTGCTCGTGCAGAAAAAAGAGCTAAAGATATGGAGATTCTTAGCAACATCAAAGAAGCTTCATGGTTTATCAAAAATCGCAGTTATGCCGTATATTCTACAAATTATGATTCAAACGATTTAAGCGAATTAATGGCGAACCGAAATGAAATGAATTTATATGAGCGTATACATAAATATGTCAAAGAGCATTGATAGAAATGAGGACGAAATGTATGTATAGATATAATCAATCTGAATTTGAATCCATGATGGATGAATTAATGCATGATTTCAAGAAAGGCTGTGGAAAATCTGAAGCCGAACTTGATGTAGCTTACAAAATCTTAAATCCCTCTCCTGTCGGTGGGTTTGTCGACAGCCTCGTTAAAATGGATAAAGATTATAGCACGAATCTATGGGAGATCAAGCGAAAACAGATCAAAAGTTTTATACCTGAATGCGACGGATACCAGTTAGACGATATCGTGGCCTATTGCCGTGCGAAATTCTTTAAAGAAGAAGTCGATCGTATCATATATGATAATTCTATTGCTGAAGAATGTGATGTTTGTGTATATGCGGACGGTACTATATTAAGTCCGGAATGGCCATATTTATGTGCAAAGGTGTATGTCAGCATTACATGGATCGACGAAGGCAAAACCAGTTATACCCGTATTTTCCCATCCGCGGTAGGATTCATGTCTTACAAAACAAAAGGATCTATGGAAGATGATCTGAAGCAAAAAGAAAATATGTCCACTATGGAAATGCGTGAACACTTAAAGATATCCCGAGCAGAATTCTCAAGGAGGTACAACATACCGGTTAGAACGCTCGAAAACTGGGAATCCGGAAAAAGCAAATGTCCGGATTATGTGAGACAGCTGTTAGAGCGAGCTGTCTTGGAAGATTGTGAGAAATAAAAAAGGAGAGGGTAGAAATATCCTCTCCATATTTTTAACACACTTTAATTATTTTATTATTCACCCTCCGGCTTAATCGTTTCGCCGTAGATATGCTCACGTTCATTTTCTCAGCACAATATTCAAGCGTATATTCCTTACATCTCAGCCGGAACAGTCTTTCTTCGTCCGGTGTAAAATTACACTCTGCCAAGAACCTGTCTATATCTTTCTTTGTGAACACATATAATTTCATGAGCATACCCCTTACTAATGCTAACGCTGATTCTGTGCAAGATAATTTGTAAGCTTCTGTTTTGTTTTTTTTAATTCCTCGACGTTATGCCCACTGATCTGGCTGTCCAACATGGTCGACAACACTTCCAGAATTAATGAATCTCGTTCTGCGATTCTCCGAAGGCTTTCATAGTCTCGTCTATCATGTTCTTCCAGTGTCTCTACTCGTTTATTAAGTCGAAACGCCGGTGTAATCCATTTAAAGATTACGGCTGCCGCTCCTCCAATAATAGACACTCCTCCGCAGATAGAGAGGAATATTTGTACAAATTCTGATATGCTCATTTAGTTACTCCTTTTCCCAGTAATATACTGGGATCTCATTACCGCTATTCCATGTATCAAAATATTTTCCCTCTTGTACTGTCACTACATGGCCATCTATGCAGAGAATATATGTACCTGTCGGATGGTCTGTACAAAAGTCATTGACTGTATAGATATATCGCTCTGACTGTTCTATCAGTTTGCGCCTGTATCCATGCTTATAAAGGTACGCGCCCCAGACATAATTTGCACTTGGCATATCTGACAGAGCACACGCCTGTATCATTAATCCGGCGAATACTGTTTCCCAGTCGAAGCCAGTTGCTTTACATATTGCCCGGACAGCGCAATCTCCTGTTCTCTTATCCTTAACAGGATTTGGATTGAAATATTCCCATCTATCCATCAGTCAATCCCCTTTGCTGTTTTATAACGTTTTGCCGCTCCTCTGGCTTTAGCAGCGTTCTGACGGTTCCACTTAGCAATCATGAGCCGGTCTTGCAGTTCTCTCAAGTCGTTCTGCTTGCAGTAATCTTTATATGCAGTATTTTGTTTCTGCAAAAGATAAGACTTCCGGTCAAGGTCTTGTTGGAGGGCGAATTTCGCCTTTTCATTCGGTGCATTATCGACTCCTGCTTGCAGTCCAAGAACCTCACGCTTTGTTTTGCGGATTCTTCGCTCGTAAGTACGTTGCCGCTGTTCTTTTTCGTACTGTTTTCCCTTATCGGCTTTATCCTGTGCTGATAGTTCTGCATAAGGATTAAATTCCCCGTCACTTGCCCCAAAGCTATGCCGACAGTTAACTCCTGATAGTCCGCTTGCCGTTCCATATCCGGTCAATGAGAACGGCGGAAATTTCTTGCTCTTGCCAGAACGAGAGTATATCTTTCCTTGCCACCATGAGTGATTGCCTGGATTCTCACCGCCGTCACCTGTTCTCGCTCCGATGTGTGCACTGACCAGAACTAAATCCCAATCCATTTCTTCCATGCGTTTTAGGGATATATCTCCCGTAGCCTGAGCCACACCGGTTCTGACAGAGCGCGCAACCGCTGTTTCAATTGTATCTTTTCTGCCGGATGGATATGTTACTGTAACGCCATTGCTTACAACATTGTTAACTGCTTCTCTAATCGCTTGCGTATACCCAACTGCTCCAGTCATCACATGGTTATATGCAAGGTCACATTGCTCAATATAGAGCCTCTGAGCGGCACTTGCAGTTGTTCGTGTAAAGTTCTTCCACTCTCCCATAGTCGCAAGCATATTTCGCTCCATGAGTCTTATCATAGCTGGCGACTGTTCGAGCGGTACAGGGCTTAATCCTGCCGCCTTGTATATCTTATCATCGTAATTCATTGCAGTGATTCCGGCATCTTCAAACGCTTCAAGAAGTTCCTGTTGTTCGCGTTTGGTATATTTGGATAATTCTGCCAGAATGTCCTCTAGTAGTTCACCGGATTCCTGTAGCGTTCTGATTCTCCACGCATCAGCATTGGTTAGAATATAACCTCTGCCGATTCTTGCCATCATCCGTGACACAATCTCAGAGATGATATACTGATGCAGTTCTTCAGCAATCTGTTCACTGCCCTCTGTTATCCGGTGCAAATATTCTGGACTAAGCATAGTATATCACCTCTTTCAATAAATGTTGTGGTACATGTTTCGAATTTTACTGGTTAACTAAATTCGCCTTTAGTTAATTAACTGTTGTTGTCAACATACACATTTGGAACATCATTATTATTGATGCTCAACATATGGATATTATTGGCTCTTATATTCAAATCACCAGTATTGCCTTTGATAGTTACATTCTTTGCCATTTTTGTTAAAGGACTACCAGACGAATTAACATACATACTAGATGTATCTAATACTGGGAACGCATCTATAAACATTTCGTCAGAATCTACACTACAACTAAGAATATTATCGAGAATACTGATATTCATACAATTATATCGTTGTTTATCAGAAATACCGTTAAACGTTGCCCATGTAGCAGTATTACCCCATCTTACACTTCCACATTTTATTATTCCATCAATTATTTCCGTCTCCTGTTTGAAAATATTCCCCTTTACTGATACATTTCTTGCACAAGAAACTTCTATCGCCCGTCCTAAAACATTGTGGAAAATGTTGTTTTCGATTTTTATATTATCGTACCAGTCAACCACATTATTAATCAAAGTTCCACCAAAATGTATTCCTACTGGTCTGTATAAGTAACAATTATCTTTGCCACTTGGCTCAAACACGCAATCTTTTATAACAACATTTTTTGTACACTCGTTATGTCCGTTTTCTGTACAAATAGATAGATTAATTCCACTTGCTAAATCAATTTGTATCATTTCGAAATTTCCGTATTTATTCGGCTTTTGCGATGGATTAAAAAATGTACCTCTAAATGTACAACCTTGTATTAATATATTTTGTGTTCCTGATATATCAAATAGGTGATTTCTCTGCATTAATTCTTCGAAAGTAGCATTTATAATAGTCACGCCACCCATTTTTGTTAATTGAAAACCTGTGCTTATACTGTCTCCAGAAACATCAAAAGGTCTTGTAGTTGTCCAATGACCGCCGATTATTTTAAATGTGCCTAAAGAATAAGGTGGAATATCCGCCCCAGATATGTTAAATGTTGTATAAACCGGACTGGAATTAATAATCATTTCTACACCATCTGCACATCTAAAAGTCACATTTCCTTTTTTATGATTGATAGTATTAGAAAAGAGATACTTTCCTTTTGGGAAATAAATCTCAACATCGTCCGCTTCCAATTTATTTATAAGCATTTGCACATCCCTAGACACGTCTGTATTCCCGGTATTGTCAACAAGCAATGAATGTATATTTTTTTGTGTAAACCCATCAATAACACTTAATATTGTTAAACTCATTTTTTTTATATAACATACATCCGTCGTTTTTTCCGCATACATACGGAGATATGCATATTTTTTTCCAAACTTAGGATATTCAACTGTACTATAATGATCTTTGACTGCAACAGTAATATTCTGTACGGCAACCTTGCTTTCGTCACATAAATATGTTTGATACGAGCCATCTGATAGTGTCGGAAAATAAAACAACATTGTGTCACCTTGGCTATATAAATTAAGTGGAATGAACCAAGTATGCTTTGCATAGTATAATTCGGTTTTGACAGTCTCAAGTGTTTTTAAAAATTTGTCGCCATATATTGTTTCTGTTACATAAGTTATATTTTCCTTTAACGAACCAGTTTCTTCCTTCAATGCAGCAACGTCTGTCTTGTTCTGATCAATCTGCTGTGCCTGTTCTGTCGTGGCACCTGGGAGAACTGGATTCTTTTCGAGATACTCATTTACTGCATTCTTGATTTCTTCCGGCGAAATCTCACCGCCTATTCCTTTCAAACATAATTCGTATAAATACTTTCTTTTCTCGTAATTGGCTTCGGGATTTCTCCCGTGTAATCACCTGTCAAGTACGCAAGATACTTTTCTTCTCTTGTCACTGGATTATCTGCCATCTTTTTACTCCTCTCCAAATAATGTTGGTTCGTCTGGCTGAGCTTCTTTGACCATCGCCTTAGCTTCTTCCTCAGTCATTCCCTCGAATTTCACGAAATACATCCAAGCCGGTACTTTATTTGTAGTCACATACTGCCACCATCTTGCACGGTCGTTTTCGCGCACATACAGAATGTCTCCAAAATCATAATTGACTTCATAAGCCCCAACCGGTGCAAGTCCGTACAGGTCGGCGTAGACGTTCAATGCGTAAATAACTTCATCTAGGCAAGACTCTAACTTATCCCTCACATCTTTGATGAATTGGACTGTCCTCTGCTGTTCCGCTTCTACTCCCGTAGCTGTCTGAATGCCGCTAGATTCGTTAAAAACAAAGTATCCGTTAGAAAATCCAATCTTGTACCCTAACTGGCTTAAAAGGGCATTTATGCCACTTATACGGGTATCTGTGTTGAGCTGTGGATTGATTTCTTGATAGAACTCTTTTTCGTCCTGTCCGAATACATTCTTGACAAAATGCGGTAAGCTCATCTCATTACGTCTGTTCTCCATGCCCTGTGGCGACATGGCTGATACAGGCGCGCCGCTTGGCATCAGCAGTCTATCATCTGCCAGAACTATCTTCTGAGAATCAAATATCTCTCCGGCATTTCTGCTGTATGCAATATCGAGGTCTTTTAACTCTTCAATGGCTTCGGCAAATATTGGCAAGCCCAATGGTGCGTTAATATCCACGTTATTTGCCTGCGGTGTCCGCAGTACTCCGTACAGAGGTCCGTCCAACTTCTCGCCGTTTGCCTTGAGTATCGGCGGCGTATCTGCCATTAGGTCAGCCCATTTGGTCTGTTTAAGGTCGATTTTATCGCCGATTGACTGAGGGGATTTTGATACATAGGCTCTGTTAGAAACGTAGTACGGGTAGGCCGTTACGCCGTTCACTGTTGTCTCAACAAATCTATGATATTCAAGCCGTGTATAGTATTTTCTACCAACAGTATAAGAGTCCTTGAATATAATCCCTTTGATTTCCTGATTATCGTAATCTACAATCATCACATCTGCCGGAGTAAATACGTCAAGGCTCTCGCCATTCGGCTTAATGAACACGGTTCCGTAAGCGCATCCATATTCCACCCAGTGCCGAATCTGGAAATATACTTTATCTATTTGCTCCTGTAGCCATGTAGCCCTTGCGGAACCGTCTATCTGAATGCCGATTGCCAGCGTTGCGAGCCGTGCTGTTTCTGAGCAGACGGATTTCGCGAAATTAATCGTCTTGATGTTATTCTTGTCATCTAGCCATTCCGGTACTCCCCTATAGATGTTCGCGCACCGGTTAATCAGTGATTCCATTTCTGGAAATTCTGCCGCCTGGATGTTAAAGTCCTCTTCGGCTTGTTTTTTGAATATCATGTTAAACCACCTTTTTAGTGTTGTTATAAGTCCCATTTAGTCACCATTTTTCTTTTAGCTGATTTATTGGTGTTCCGGCAACTCCGGCACTCTCTCCGCTATCTGTTGCTTTGAAAAATGCATTCGGAATCTGTGGATACATAAATTCAAACATGAGATAATTTGCTGCATCGCAAAGATATTCTGTGTTTCCAGTTTCTTTATATTTTTTAATGCACATATCGTGTGATTCAAGTGCATCTACTAATTTCATTCCAAAGTTGTCTGCTGCTGTGCCATATTTGTAAAAGCTGACTTCTACTCGATTCTGGCGTAATTTGTCAAATCTGTCCGAATACTCTTTCGGTAGTTCTATTCCTATTTTACTCATTATGCACTATGTCCTCTTCTCATCGACAATGGACTTGTGGCGTATCTAAGGGCGTCTATATAATGATCGTTGCCATCTGGATAATCTGCAATCACTTCTCCATTGTTATCTACTTCATGCTCGTAATTGATAATTTCCTTGTATGCTCTAGGCGTTCGTGCCGGATCAATAACTAATGTTCGGCACTGTAACCACTCAAAAGTATATTTGCGGCTTCCCGGTGTAACAATGGCCCTACGTGCTGGAAGCCCTGCATCTCGAAAGTCAATAATACTTTCTTCTTCATCAACTCCGCAAGATATTGAATAATCATCATATCCTTTTTTCTTTATCTGGTTAGCCATTTCCTTGTTTCTTATCTTGGGACCTCCAAGTTCGTCTAATAAAAAAACTTTTTCCTGATTAGGGACATAAGCTACACGGAGAAATGCTTTAGGATCTGGATACCACCCCCAGTCCTGTCCCTGGTAAATGCTTTGATACTTCTGAATCTCTTCATCTGTTATTGTCCGAATCTCCAACAGCTCAAAAATATTTGTTCCAAGTCCAACCGGAAGTCCTAAATATTCATGGTCGTAAGCTCTCTGATTTGTCTTTCTCAAATGCTCCGCATCATCAATAAATTGCTGTCCAAGCCATTCAACAGGAACTGATCTGTAATCGCTCTTATGCCTGTAGCTGTCGTCTCGTGGCTCTTCTACATACACATTCGCCCAGTTACTCCGGCTAATTGGCGGATTGAATGTCTTAAATACAACAAACTTACTGCCGCCTCGAAGGACTGACTGCTGCACTGTACGAATTTCTTCAATGCCCGAAAATTCGTCAAGTTCCTCGAACCAGAGATACTTGAAATATCCCTTGCTTGCTTTAATAGATTTAGTCTTTTTTGCCTTGTCCAGTCCTCTGAATATGATTTTCTGTCCAGTAGGCTTATAAGTGTACTGCATAGGGCTTACACTGGTGTCCCATAGTTCATTGACTCCGAGTGCGTCAATTCCCCATGCTATCTGTTCATAAACGGATTCTCGAAGTGTGTTTCCAACTTTACGGAAGATAACAGCATTTGACATTATACCGTTCTCTGCGTCCTGCATCATCAGGAAAGGAATCATTACACCTACAAAAGATGATTTAGTAGATCCGCGCCCACCATACAAATCATAATAGGTGTGTTTTCCGTCCAAAATGTCCCAGAACACATTGTAAAAGGCAGGAGCTATAATTTCATCCAGATTAATCGGATTCTCATTCATTCTGTTTCTCCGGCCTTGGAATGTTATTCACAATCGTAATCTTTCCATCTCCAGAATCATCATTTTTCTTATCAGCATCCCATCCCTTAAAATTATTTCTCAAGCTGAACTGAGCGCCATTTGAACCATCACGATCAAATAGCCTTTCCTCTGCGTACTGTTCTACTCTGGCTTTCGCGCGCGTAATCGTGTCATTAAACTCTGGTTTTGTTTGATAATTCAAAAGCGCCTGTCTGCTTGCAAATCCAAGTGCCAATGCCAATCCTGTAATCGTTGGAGGATGAACGTCTGCAAAAACTGGTGAGCCAAATTTATTAAATACCTGCTTGCCTTTGCTATCAGTCAAAGGATATCCTTTACAATCCTCAAAATATTTTTCGATTTTTTTTTCAATTTCATCCACCGTTTTATACATGGGCGGTTTTCCCATTGGCATTCCCACATTCTCACCTCCAAACATAAAACACCCTAGCATAGTTATAGTTATATATACTATAATACCATACTAGGGCGTACGTAGCTCTCTACCACTTTTATAATTTTTTAAGTTTTTTTAAAGTCTGCCAATCAATTTGGCCAGATGATAGTATTCCGCCATGACCTTACGTTTATAACCGTAGAAGTCAGTCTCCGTTGCAGGAACCGTTCTGATCTTCTCCATTGTCCGATAGCCGATGCTGTTCACGATGCTGTCATAGATTTGTGATTCGATTCCGGGTGCATATTTGATAGATACCTGCAGCAGATTGTATTTATCGCTTTCGCTAAGATTCCGCAAGTGACTTTGTAATGTTGGTATATCGTCCGGCGGCACTCCGTAATCAATCAACGTCGCATTTCTCAACTTCATTTATTTCACCTTCTTCATTCAAGTTCCAGTCACATGGCATGCCTCGAAAACATTCTGGACAGTGTTCGTAGAATCCGCAGCCTTTGCAATCCGCTGGCTGTCCAGTACAATATTGCTGTAGTACGTGGTATGCTGATATAGCAAGGTTTAGCGTTATGTCTGGTGCAGGTTTGTTTGACATAGTTATCACTCCTCCACTCCAAACATTTTTCTCAAATTATGCTGACAACCTTTTGCCACCTTTTCGAGGTTTTCATAACATGGTCTCAGTGTGCATCTTTCTTTATATCCATCGCATTTAGCACCGAATAAGATATAGTTTCTACATATACCATCTTGACTAGCACAACATTTATTCATTTTGAATCTCCTCCAACTTCTTCTTAGCTTCTTCACGGGTGAGGAATACGGTTTTACCAAATTGGTTAGCATAAAAGCTTACATTTATAGACGAAAGACAAGTTGGACGCACATAATATTCTTTTTTACTATCACATTCGTATTCACATCCACTACAACTGTATTCATCAAATCTTGATCCACATTTCGAACAAATCGTCCATCTGGAAGATATGAGGTATATTTCTGCGTTCTTATTAGCTGGCAGTCTCACAAGCAATCCCTGTTCTTCTAAGTCTTCATAAACAGCAAGTTTCGTAAGAATTTTATCCGCAAACGGTTTTAATAATCCATCCGTAATTTCTTCTTTTGCAACTCCTGTACCATCAACATTTCTTTCTCTTTCTGTTAATCTCTCCATCTACTTCACCTCTTCCATCTGACTTTCTACAGTATCTGCAAGCAACTTCAAGGACTCAATAAATGGTTCCGTCAATGCTGTTCTGTCTGGGTATTTAGTGAATGTTCTGACAAGTTTTACTGCATCCTTGATTTTTTCTTCATCTTTGACGATTTCGGACGCTTCGCACAATATCCTTTCATTGTCTCTGCAAGTGACCATCTTGCTACTATAAAAATTCAATATGTTTGGAATTGGAATTTCGACAGGGTTTAAATGGTTTACTCTCGCCCATGTGAATCCCTGAAGCTTTGCCATTTTCAGAACACTCAAATATTCTTCCTGTGTCTTTACAAACACGATTTTTCCAGTTAAAATAATCATTTCTCCACCTCTTATCGCTTACTTTTTATCGCTTGTTTTCATCGCTTGTTTCTGTAATTTCTCTCAAGCAGGCATTCCAACCAACCGCAATAATATCTTTTTGTGATTCTACATTGTCATTCGGAACGATATACTCTTTTTTCTCCGGCAATGGTTTCAATGGACACCATTCAGGTCTTGATTTGCTTTCGCAATCATAATGTTCTTCTGTCATCAGAATTACATCATAGTCTAAACAGTCAGCTAATTCACAATAACCCACATATTCAAGTTCACCGCAGTATGAAGTTCCGAACGGGCAATCATAATAATTGTTGGTGTATCAATCACTAATACTGATTTACTCATCTTCTCCTACCTCTTTTCTGTAAGAATGCTCCGTACTGTGCAGGACTGATAACATCAATTTTTCTTCTGTCAGCCTGATAATATCCAGCTCTTCCATTCTTTTTATTTTCTTCTCTTGTGAACATAGTGGAAATGTCTTTGCCTTTACTCATTTAATTCCACCACCTTTCACAATTTCATCAATTGTTGTATCTCCTTCTATGCAATATTTTTCAAATAAATAATTCTCCATCTGCTCAATAACCTTATCCACATCAAAAGCTGTCGACTGCTCGTCAATAACTGCACCTATTGCAAAATCCATATCCGAACCTCCAAGAGAATCAATTATTTTGTCTGCATCAATTAACCGCATTTTTATTCCTCCCACACTCCCAACAACCTCATCCGCTCATACAGTACAGCGACGGTCTTGCGCCTGTATCCGTAGAAATCCTTCGGGTTCATTGGGATATATCTTTCTTTGCTGATTTTCCTGTAACTTTTCCGGTGCAAGATATTCTCAACAACCATATCCGCTATCACCGTGTTCTTAGGGCAAGCTGACAAGGCGGCGCTGGTAAGCAGGTATCCGTACTCTGCCGGAAAGTCTTTCAGCATCGTATTCAGTTTTTCAATGTCCTCTGTTGGAATACCGTAGTCTTTCAGTTTCTTGTCCCTTGTCAGCATACCGTTCTCCTTTCTAATCGTCCGGGTGATTTTTGTTGTATGTAATCGCAAAACACACAACCCCGGCAGCACCGGTTATAACACCGATCAAAAAACCTAATGTGAAATTAATCATTTCTTCTTTCCCCGTTTCTTTCTCTTATCTATTGGTTCTCCTTTTTCATAAACGGTACAACCCAGTACCGGACATCCTCTGCTATGCCCCACCTGTGAAAGATAATCACATCCCCCGACACTCTTGCGAAGATCTCGGTATTTACAAGCCCCACAGTGCTTTTTTGGTGCTGTTTTCTTAATTTTTCTCAGATCATGCTTCCGGATCCAGTTCCCTACAGTTGAAGTACTCACACCGAATCTTCTTGCTATGTCTTCGTCAATCATTCCTGCAAGTATGTATTTCTTCAGCAACTCTATATTACAGGCACTCCTTTTCCCGGGTCTGACTTGTATTCCATACAGTTTTAAGTGTCTGCTTACGGTCTGCTGGCTTATATATAACCGGTTTGCAATTTCCGTCTGCGTCAGTCCATCGGATACATACTTTGCAAGGAGTTCCCTGTCTAATTGCATTTTATCCATGATGATGCCTCTGTTCTTTCCTCATCTCATTTAGTCCTCCTTATATGGTTCTGGATATTCCATCCATGCAACTACCGTTCCGCCTAAAACTTCGTTATCCGTTCTCCAAATTCCATCAGTAGTATGTGCCTGCTCTACTAATACTGCTCCATCGTCAAATATAACTGTAGCAATCACATATTTAGATGTTTTTTCGAACATTCCTCTTTTCCAGTTATCTGTTCCTTTAAACTTTGCAAATATAGAATCGTATTCTTCCGGCAATCTCTCACTGACTGGAATCCAGTTTTTAGCTTTTAAACGCTCAATAACTTTCTTCTGTTCTTCTTCTGTCTCGCAATGTATTACAACGTCGTAGCTATCATCGTATGCACTAAATGCGCCGTCTTCATTCTGTACAAATGTCATTCCATCACTCATTCTTCCACCTCTTCATAAGTTTTTTTGAATATATCTGGCTTACACGGATAAAATTCGCCGTAAACACCGCGGATGATATAATCACCAATATTCGCCAGATGTTCGCCCTCAAGTGTCTTAATAACCAGTCCACCCGGAACCTTCCAATGGTCAATATAGAAATTCTTACCTTCTGCTGACATGTACTGGTCTGTACACTGATAGTCTGTCAGGAAATCGAACATTTCTCGATGATTTGTACCAGTCCACTGTACTGCATCAATTACAACTGGTTTCTTTCTGTACCTCATACTTACACCTCGCTATCCTCTGGCATCTGAAAGACCATTTTGTTCATAAGTACTTTTCCAATAGCTTCAGCCAGAAGTTCATTTTCTTTTCTGGCATTTTCATCGTATTCGTAAAACTTTTCGCCTTTTCCATGTTCTTCATATATATCTGTTTCAATCTTGGTTCTTTTTGGAGTGATTCTTGTAATCTTAACCGGAATAATTTTTCTATGTCGGAACGTCGATAGCCACCCGCAATTCACCGTTCTGGCAATTCCGACGGTATCTCCTACCTTTAAATCGTCTCTGCTGATTTCTTTTAACTTAATATTCATTTCTCATCCTACTTTCATTTATCCAAACGCTACCTGTCCGTTATTCTCCGGGATTCTTTAATACAATCCCTAACTCTTCTTTAATAGCGTCTACATAATCAATCCATTCTGCCAGACCATCATTGATATAATCAGCAGCCCGGTCAAGGCCATTTCTAAATCTCTGACAGCGCTTCTCGCCAAAACCGAAATCATCATGCAGAACGGCGATTGACAATATTACAAATGAATCCGCTATAACCTCTTTTATCTTTTCTGACGCTTTATCAAGGTCTTTTACTGCCAGAGAGGTATGTATCCCGGTCGCACCCCGGAACTTGCATTCCTGTTCGAGGGCTTCAATCCCGCCCTGTTTAACAATTCGTCTGGCAAGGTCAAGCCCGTCCTCCCTGCCCCGTTCATATTCACGCATTTTATTCATTGTGTTAGACCTCCACGCTTTTTTTTAGTATTCCCATCCAACAGCCCTCATTATCTTCTGAGTCAGAATGTCAAACTGTAAGAATAATTCCCTGTCCTTACATTTCCTTGCTTTTATGTCACAGTCATAATCATTTATCTGATATTTCCCTTCTAACAGATCGCCATTATCCAGATATCTTTGAAAGACTCCTTTAGAAATCCCGAACCGTTCCAAAATCTCTATTCTGCTCATACTGTCGACGAATGTACCATCTGCTGCAACAATGTCATAAAGTTTCATCTTGTCTCCTTACTTATCTTTCTTATTCCGTACCCAACCGGAGTATATGCCCTGTCGGTACTGGGATGGTTCGTCTTGAGCAAACCATCATCAACCAGATTATTGATATGTTTCCAGACCGTAGCTCTCCCGGCATCCACCCTTTCAGAAATCTCTGTAATTGACGGTGCATATCCAACCAGTTTGATATAACTGATGATATACATATAAATTTCTTTTCTGAGAGCCTGTCCCTGCTCATATCTGTTCTTTGTGTTGTGCATTCTTTATCAATCCTCTCTGTTTAGAATCTAATAGCTTATTAAAAGCAACTAGACAATTCTTAATAAACTGTTTATCATTATTATCAGGGCACATTTCCACATACTCTCCAAGTTCTATCAGACGATCAGTGGCCTGCCTGGAATATTCGTCTGTAAGTTCAACTAAATAGAAATCTTTTATAGCTTTCCAGAATTCAGTCATGAATTTTTGAATATACGGAATATCCTTTGCTTCTACTTTTATTTTTACCGTCTCCTTTGAATATTGTATACAATATACTGTATACGCTCTATTTAATTTTATTTTATAAATATAATATATTTATATTATTTTAATATAAAGTAACCCACAGTAACCGAGATGTAACCGTACTAATTCGTGTAAACCATTGATTTTACAGGTAGGTAACCGAGTAACCGAGTAACCCTGACTTTCTCATATAGGGAAACTTTTATACTCAATATGCACATATAAATACTCATATATATATATGCAGAATCAAAGGTTACCTAGGTTACCCGGTTACCTTTTGGACGAATTGTTTATCAATCAAACACAATATCGTCCGTAATCTCAAAATTATCATTGCAATTCACGAATCCTTTTGGAATTTCGTCTACAATTTTCAAGAACACGCATTTAGTGACAATTCCATCCAGTTTCTTCGCCTTGGTCGGATAACCTCTGCTGTCGGTTTCCACAAGCCCCTTCTTAACAGCCCATGACAAGAATGCCTTTCTGGAGAATCTTCCAATTTTGCACAGATCATCAAACGCTGCGCTATAAATTATTGCGGTTGATGTCTTCTCTACCGGATCATTGTCAATAATTCCCCATCTTTCTGTTTTGATATCTGGGTTATCATCGAACTTAATTCCGTTCATAGCAATCTTGTCAACCACGAACCAGTAAGCGCGTTCATTTTCAGACACCATTTCTTTCTCTGTCAGGAGACTCTTTGCAGTTTCAATGTCAATGTACTGACCATCATGGAATAGCTGATCTGTTGCAATCTTATCTGCTGCCAGAATGATACTCATAGATATACTCTGCTTCTGCATCTTGTCATCGTCCTGTATAAGCCCCTGATAGTGCTTTTGCAGGGCTTTTATATCATCAATGGACATTTCCTTGACTGCGTTCACAAAGTCGATTCCTGCATATCCGTAGTTCTTTTTAAGAGTATCTGCGGTAAGCTGTGGATCATCAAATATCTTTTCAGAACACTCGACCTCAATAATTCGGTTAATTGCTCCGCCTTGGCTGACGTATCCAGCAAGCGGACGCTCACCATTGGTCAGAATGCAGTTCTGCCAGCGGTTCTCCCGGCTCACGCCCAGTTCTTTATTAGAACGGCTTTTTCCTTTTCCTGAGCACAAATCGTATACAATCCCTTCAAAGTTATCCCTGATCTTGGCAGATACCTTGGAAGTATCATCCAGAATTAATGGAAGATTGTTGAGCATATCAGACTTTGCTTCCAGAGCCACATCTGTTGTCTTGAAGTCTCCTATGTATCGTGATTCGCCTGGATTCGCCCAGACAGAAGCCCCTAACATAAGTGTTACGGTCTTGCCGCCCTCAGTTTCTCCCCATAGGTCCACAAAAAATGGAAGGGCACCAACAAGCTTAATCAGAATACTGGCGAAGCTTGCAGCTAACATGATTTTGGGCTCTATTCTTCCAGTAGCACGAACCTTCTTCACGTGTTCATACCATTCTGTTCTGCTGCCGCCTACACTGATACTTTCATACAGTTGTCGGAACCGCATATCTCCATCGAACACAATATCCTTGTCATATGGAAGAAAATAATCCCTGATCCACCCGATTTTGCTAGAGGAATACTGAATGTTGATATAATCGTCATTTGCATTCTCAACGTCTGACAGATACCGTACAAGAAACTTCGCATTCTCTGAAGTTACTGAAATCCCAAGTGCAGATAATCCAACGATTTTAGTAGATGATGCAACCATGGTTTTCGGCACAATAACCTCGGACCATTTATTATTCCTCTTATAGATTAACTTTATCTGTTCTTCTCCGGTCTCCAGATTCTTCATTCGTTCAATCGGAAGTATAGGATGATAACAGGCTATAATGTCCGGCGATCCTGGATTTGTATTTGATATTCTGATTCCATCATCATCCGCCACCCAGTTGAGACATTTCATTCTGTCATATTCACAATCAGAGAAATTAGTCCACTGGTCCAGCATAGACAACGTCCTATTGCTTTTCTCTTCCTTAATCATCTGCTTCTGTACTTTTGTGTAAGCTTTAAGCAAATCCTCAAATTTTTTCTTTACGCCAAGCTCCTTGGCTCTGTCCAGAAGAGTCAGCGTAAGACGTGCCTTGTATATCTCGTCTTCCTGACTGAATATCTTGTCAAACACTTCTTCGTCCAGAATAGAATCCTTCGTGAGCTTGTTTATCATTTCCACTTTTAATCACCTTCTTCCAGCCCTGTTATGAATCCATGGTGATATAGTTCAAGTTGTAACCTGTTCCACGCCTCACACCATCCGTCAGACAATGGTTTCACCCTGTCAAGGATAGCCCGGTAGAAATCTATATCAGACAAGCATTCTTGCAGCTCAACCTTTTTCTTCTGTTCTTCCTTCTGCCGCATTTCCATCTGCTTCTGATGGTGATATATTGCCATTCTGGAAGAGAAATTTGGCTTCTGGTAAGTTCCCCCAAGTACGGTAAAAGCTGTCTTAAAATCGCAATTATCCATGTTCTGGACGAATGTAAATATGTCACCTGTTGCACCACAACCGAAACAATAATAGCTGTCTTTGTAGATTTTCATGGATGCAGTACGGTCACCACTATGAAAAGGGCACTTTATAAATCCTGCTCTGTTTGGAACCATGCCATATCTGTTCAGAACGTCCCTCATGCTATTCTGCTGTTTAATTGTTTCTTTATCCATTTGACAGAATCTCCAAAATTCTTTTGCCGGTGTCTTTCTTGTCGCAAAACAGAAATTCAACACCATACTTGCGCTGCATCGTGCAAAGAATCTTATATAGGACATCTCCATGCATAACTTTCTGTTCCTGTTCTACCCAGATACCATTCTTTTTAACTCTTTTCTTTGCCCGGGAATTCTCCCACCAGAGAACATCATCCAGTTTTTCAATTCCTTTTCCGTGCTCACACAGGAACACAAGTTTTATTCCTGCTTCGTTTGCCCGGATGATCTCGGCACGAAATCTTTCATGCTGCTGGCACACATTGCCACATAATTCAGAGAGATTTTGCTTTCGGTCAACAACCAGTCGAGGGTTGTCATAATTCATGTAATCCCCAACATAGAGCTTCGACACAAACCATTTTTCTCCTGCTGCATCAAATGCTTTCTTAATGCCATCAATAACTTTTTGATGTTCTCTACTGTCAATTTGTATCATGCGAACGGCATCTCCTCGTCAATTCCATCTGGAATGCTCATAAATCCGTCTGGGTCTGTTTCTGGATGTGGCGTCTCTGACTTCTGCTGACTCTGATTAGAACCTTTGCTTTCACCAAACTCAATTTCTTCCACAACAATGTCCGTTGTGTACACCTTCTGTCCGTCACGATTGGTGTAACTGCCGGTCTGGATTCTTCCAGATAAGTCCGCTTTCATTCCTTTAGAAAAATATTTCTCGATAAATTCTGCCGACTTTCCGAAAGCGATACAATTCAGAAAATCTGCTTTCTGATCAGAACCCTCTTTCACGAATCTTCTGTTTACTGCAATAGAAAACCTTGCAATAGATGTTCCATCATTGGTGTACTTGATTTCTGGATCACGTGTAAATCTTCCTGTAAGAATTACTTTATTCATGCTGTTGCTCCTTTTTCTGTATGCTGTTTGTCATAGTCAATTAACATCTTCAGACATTTCTGACCCTTTTCCTTGGTAAGAGACTTAATATCGTTTACCTTAAAACGAGTTTTAATCTGTTCCAAAAGCTTAGCTTCCGGGTACTTGTCAATAATATTTTTAATTGACATAGTAGTCTCGGAACTAATCATCTCGGTTTCTTTTGCCGATTCTGCTTTCCTGCCGGACGTTTTTTCTTTCTCTCCTGTATTAGTGGAATCACTGTCTTTGTTATCATCAATGCAGAACAGTCCATTCAAAGCGTATTTTCTGGCATAAGATGAAGCTGCACCTGTCACCTGTGAAGAATCCATGCCTTTCTTAGACTCTTCTTCCCTTGCATAAGCAACGGTTGTAATCTCGCCGGTATCTTCGCAGTCGTTCAGATGAGCTTCTGCTCTGACATATATTCTGTCTCCGACAACTTCCATCCGATCTGTGACACTTAACACAGTCTTTGTTTCTGCCAGAAGTGGCTTTACAGCTTCCAGAATATCCTCACAGCTCCTGTATTTGTATTTCCCGAAGGAATTGTACTGCCTTTTAGGGGCTCTCAGTTTTGACTGAATAATCCCTAACTTCTCATATATATTCACTTCTATTCCTCCTTGTCATAAACCACATGTTTGCTGCCCTCAATAATCAGCAAGCTTGCAATATCTTTCATTGATAAGGTTGATTCGTTATAGATTTCAACCAGTGCATTGTAAGCACCTGTTGATACTTTCACAACCGGGTTATCCTTATCGGTTGCCGGTTGCTTCTTCCTTGCCGGAATACGGATTTCAAATTCGCTCATTAGCGTCCTCCTCTTCTGATAAAGCGAATAACGCATCTAAGCGTTCGCCCATATTCATTTCTGAACCAAAATAAACTAAATCATTGTATTTCTCTTCATTTTCCAATGTTATCTTCATGCCAATTATTTCTATTATTGTTTTGCTGATTTTGGGGCTGATATCACATATTACTGGCACTTCCTCAAAATCTTCATCTTCTCTACAATTTTCAGGACAAAATGAAAGCTCGATTTTTATTCCATTGTAAACATTACTAACTGTAAAATTCTTTCTTGAAGAAAATTCATTATAGGCTTTCATAGCTGAATCTTCTGCTTCTAAAAGCATTCTGACAATCTTTCTCTTATCCATTGATACTTTCCTCCTTATACGATTTCTGAGTCGTTAAAAGCCCATTTAGAGCCTGTACATAGTTCGCCAATGTTCTTGCCTTGTATGATTCTTCAATGGGATTATCCGGGACTGTGGCAAGTTGTATGTCGATTAATCTCAACACTTCCTGAATGCGTTCATCCATACTTACACCGCCTTAAAAAAGCAATAAAGGTTATCTGATGCATCTCCGAACTTCTCTCCGTCGATATCTTCGGCTTTGTGGTATTCCACATGGTCAAGAGACATATCGCAGTTTTCATAATCCAATATGTGATCCCCTCTGGACTGAAGCTCTCTGAGCAATTCGTTAATACATCCTGCTATCTCCAGACTGGGAAGAAGTTTCATAATTGCTATCTGTTTACTCATTTGGACACTTCCCATCTATCAGAAGTTCCAGTAAGAATGCTTTGATTACTTTGAGGCTTTCGCGGCTTGCGTTCTCATAAAATGGGTTAAAAGATACGCTTTGGTACAAATCCCATTTAAATTTGTCTTTGAGAAGGAGAACATCTTCTTCCCTTTTAACCCCTCTTACTCCCAAACCGTAGCCCGAAAAATCAAAGGTGATATTTGCTGTCGGAACTTCGTTCACAACTCTTTTACAAAGTTCATAAATTTCATCAATCTCTTTCTCGAACATCTTCTTATCCTCCTTATTTCCTACTGCCAGTCTGCTTTCATCTGGCGCACCGCCCATGCTGCCGAGATGCCAAAAAAGATGTTCAGCCAAATAGGTATATCCACATATTTCCCGGCAAGCATACAAACAGCAATCAACATATACTCTTTCATTTCATTTCTCCCATAATCCACGCCAGATTGCTTGCTACCAGCGCGGCGGCTGTCACAACCCATGCAGTGAACCATCTTCTTGATTTCTTTTTACTTTTTTCGACAATTTCTGTCGCAAGAATGAACTCAAGTTCGTCCCATGTCGGAACATTTTCACATTTATTTGTGCTATTTCTGCTCATATCGTGCTAATTTCTCCTTTTTGGTATTTACAATTAGCAGATACGAAGTTATAATTAACCTGTACCTACTAAGCGTAGATTAGTAAGTGCAACGCTCCGGTTGGTGGGCTTCACCGCCGGGGCACTATCACTTTAATGCTTCTTTCCCTCTCCAGACATATCCTGTTTCTTCCCAGAGCTTTCTTGGAGAGATAACAAATTCTATTCTTCCAGAACCTTCTCTGTCGTGAATCACTTTATTCCCACGATACGCCGTACCGATAGGGAACCATCCATAGATGATTCCTGCTCTGACAGATGGCGTAGGAATGCCTGTCATTTTGCTCACGTCTGATACTGTCAGTCGTTCATTTGAGAACTCTGGCATCTGCGGGATACCTGATATGATTCTTGCCACTTCTGCGGCAAACTGATGAACCTGTGCATTCTGCTCTACGTAATTATCAACTGCACTCATATAAACCTCTTTTCTAACTGATACTCATTTGAGCGTTACAGTCACGTATCATCATTACTGTATTGGTGCATGGATGCCAATTTCTGACATATTCCATAGCTTCTTCAAATCTCAGCTTAGGGATGTTATTACGGGCATTTACTGCGAAGTAAATCTTTATATCCCTGTTGCATTCAGCAAATACTTTCTTGCCAATTTCCTTGTAAGCATTTGACTCTTTCCCACCAAGGTGAGCAATTACGACACTTGACACTAAGTCTCTAATAGATTCCTGCTGTGCGTAGTCAATAGTCATGGTATTTTCAAGCCTGTTAAGCCGCTCTTCGTGGTCTAAGAATCCTGTCGCAATAACCTGTATCTGTTCAACTGTCGTCAGTGGCTTCTGGTATGAGCCTGTCTTTCTGATTGTCGGAAGAACTTCATCCATAACCCATGATTCAAATTTCTCTGCCGATGGAAGTTTCGATTTCATAATCAATCGGTACAAATCTCCCTCATTTATGTATGACATTGACTGAATACCACTAGATGTAGGGGTGTCGCGTTTCACGACTCCCTTGCAATGCCTTGATACGGCATCTCTGGGATTGTTATATCCAAGAGCTTTGGCAACATCAGTGCCAACAAAGTACGGTTTACCGTCAATTTCTGCTGTTCGGATGTCCCCGAACTCTTCTGAATTAAAAATCTGTAATTCGTTCATGTTTCTCCTTTCTAATTTGAATTAACTACTTCTTTCTTATCTGATTTTTTCTCCAGATTATTCTCGGAAAAGCTTTCCGTCTTACCAAGAATGTATCCCTTGTCAAAATCTGACATATTAGGAATCGCGTTTTTCAGTTTTTCAACGATTCTTTTTTCTTTTTCTGACATGATTTTCTCCTCTCAAAATTTATAGTCTTACTCCGCTTGGACACCTGGCTTTGAACCTGCCATCATCAGCACCAGTAGGTTATCTCTGGTGGACGGTCATTTCTGACCGTTTCGGCTATTTCAGAATAATTTGCAAGGTACAAATATTTTCATCCACAATAGTTCGTATTGTTTCGATTTCTTTATTGAGAATTTCTTTCGTTTCGTCCTTTTTCAGAAATTCTTTATATCTGCTGGTTTTAAAATATAAGCCAAACATTTTTAATTGCACCTGAATTCTTGTATCTTTATCTACCACCTGTAATAATTCGTTTAATGTCATATCCTTTTTCCTCTCTTTCTTGCGTTGCTTTGTTTACCTTGTAAACACAGTATAGTCCCCCAGACAACATTTGTCAATACTTTTTTGTTGACTTTGTAAACATTTTATGATATTCTATTTTTAGAAAGGAGGAATTAAATTGAAAGACAGGTTTAAAGAGTTGCGAAAAGAATTAAACGTAACTCAGCAAGAATTTGCAGACAAACTAAAGATAAGTAGGAATTTTGTAGCGCAAATTGAAATGGGAAGCAAAGTTCCGTCAGATCGGACTATTGATGATGTTTGCAGAGAATTTAACGTAAACGAAGAATGGCTCAGAACTGGAAACGGAGATATGTTTATACCCGGAATTAAAGACAAACAAATTTCTGCCATGCTTGCACAGCGTGAATTGATCCACGCATTGCATCGTGCCGGAAAGAAGATAATTTTGGTGAATTGTTCCGGTTCGCCCATCGC